GGCTGCGGAAACCAACCGATATTTCGGCTGTGGTATTGCACCGATCCTTAATGCTGCTGGTCCTCTTTGCAGCGGGGTGTACCAAGACGGTCTACGTGCCGGTCGAGAAGACGACGACAGTCGTCAAGACCGAGCGCGACACGATCGTAGAGGTGCGGCTTGAAAAAGAGGTCGTTCACACAAAGACGAGGGATACAGTTGTCACGGCCGAGACGAAGTATGCGGAGGCCGTAGCTCGTTGGGCTGGCGGTGAAGACGAGCGGCTGTCCCTCGATTTGTGGAACAAGGATGTGAAGGTACCGGTCGAGACGAAGGTCGTCGAGGTGGTCATCAGGGACAGTGTTCCGTACCCCGTCGAGGTCCCCGTCAAGGTGCGGGAGCGCTATGTACCGTGGTACTACAAGATAGCATGGTGGGCGGCGCTGGCTTGTGTGGCGCTGAGCCTTTTCGGGGTGACGTTGTTGGATATAAGAAAACTTTTGGGGCGATGAAGCTTTATACTTTGGCTACTCAGGGCAGACAAAACGGGGTTTATCTGAGTGATATAGCGATCGTAGAGATTCGTATGAGCGATATGCAAACTGAGGACGCGCAGAATTACACGATGACAGTGGATTCGGATTTTCAGGAGCTAATCAGAGACGCGACTATGGTGGCTTTGGTGAACGACTTAATGGGGGGTGAGTATACGACGCTGCTGACTAAAAGTCTCATCCCCGGCGACAACACGACCAGTTTTTCAGCGGTGCAGTGGACAGGGGATCAGGTACTGGTAGCGTACTTAGTTAAGCACCTGCCATCGTCCAACCAGGTTACGATGAAGCTGACCCAAATGACGATTCCCACCGGAGGCGGTGGTGACATGTAGTGGACTGGTTGCAGATCATATCAATTGTTTTCGGCGTTCTCGGTGGCAGCGGAGCGCTCGTGACGTACCTGTTGTACTCGAAGCAGCTGAAACGCTTCAAGAATGCCGAGGCCTTCGAGAAGGAGGTGCAGGCGCTCAAAGCGGCGATGAGTGTGTTGGAGCAGCAGATAACGTTCCAGGCAGGCCAGATTACGAGCTTGCAGCAGTCCTACGCGGCCCGAGACACGGAGGCGAAGCAGTTGGAGCGGTCGCTGCGCATCTGCGAGGTCAAGAACTCAAAGAATAAAGGTGCGATCAACCGAGCTTACGAGTGTACGTTTTGCTCCGACACGTCGAAGTGCCCCGTCATACTGCAACGGGTGAAAAATGAGCAGGAGTATTTGAAGGCATTAGAACAGCGCAATGTTCACAACGACGATACAAAAAACGGTAGTTGATCCGGACACGGGCGACGAGCTGCTGTACTCATTCGTAACGACGGGTGAGACGGCCGAGCAGTCGGTTTCGCTCGCGTGTACCTATGCGTCGATGGTTGAGTATGGTATGGAGGCCGAGAAGTGGGCGCCTGCGGAGATGGCGTTCCCTCGGGAGCAGCTGTACCAGTTCATCCAGCCGCAGCAGCTTGCGAACATCGAGGCGATGTACCCCGATGCTGTCGCCACGGCCTACCAGAGTGCGCTGGCTTATGTCCAGTCGTACATCGGCGCGATGTTCGATATAACTGCGATGCTGGATTCGGAGGACACGTCGTCTACGGCGCTGACGCTTCGTCTGGCACTGGCTATTTGTACGGCGACATACATTCTCTCTTCGTCGCCCCAGTTCTCGGAGGTTATCGAGCTGCAAAATAAGCAGTTGCATACCCTTCTGAGAGGGTTGAAGAGCGGGAACCGCAACTTCGGCAAGGCCGCGATAGCAGGTGAGCCGAACGTGCGTGTTCAGGTGGTAAAATTAGAACGGACTGGTGCAAAACCTTGATATAGAGCATGTTTCGCAACCCGTATAACATAATGAATTTCCACGGCGTACCTGGGGCTCGCATTCAGGCGTTGCCTCAGAACTACCACTTCGACCTCACGATGGAAACGTGGTGGAGCGCCGTTCAACGTGCGAGGGTCTATTCCGACTTCACAGGTCTGGATGCGCTGTACAGCTATCTGCTGAAAAGCAGCACGCTGATCCGGTCGGCCGTCGACAAGCGCTTGCGGCCGTTGAAGTCGAGGACGTTCGCCGTCATTATCGACGGTCGGGAGGACGAGCGCTTGACGGACAAGCTGCGTCAGTCCGCATTAGTCCGTGAGCTGATTTACCAGAAGGGTATGGCGAACTTCACTTTCGCCCGTGTCATCGGTGTGAATCGGGATGGCACTACCTACATCTACCCGCTTCGGAACCTCGACGTGGTGAACCGTGCGGTTCGTCGTATGACCTACGAAATTCAGGACCCGATTCCGGTCAAGTCCCATGTGAACTTGTTCTGGATGCAAAGCTCGTTCCATACGGAAGACACGTTAGGTCTGTTGGAGCCGGTAGCCCGTGACTACATCAACATGCAGAATGCCCAGAACAACTGGCAGACTGCATCCCAGTTCTTGGCTTATCAGCAGATGATTATGTATTTCGAGAACGGGGACGAGGAAATGGAGCGGGCAGCGACCGAGGCGGCTCAGAACGTAGGTCTCGGCAAAGTCATCGTATCCGGCAAGTCGACCGACGAGGTGACGGGCAAGATCACCAAAGACTTGGAGCTGGAAAACGTCTACGGGGGTGCGTCGGCCGATACGTTCCGTATCTTCAAAGAGAACATCGAGCAGCTGCGGGGGTCGATCATGCAGCTCATTTTGGGCTCATCCCTGCTTGGTATGTCGGAGAAAAACACCAATTCGGAGCGTCTGGTTCGTGCTCACCTCAAACTGTTCCGAGACATTACCGAGAGCGACGCGATCGATGTTCAGGACTGGTTCAATATTCCGGAGAACCGGACGAAGCTGTCGTACCTGCTGGACGAGCCCGCGTTGGAGCGTGCGGAGTTCAGAGTGAAGCCGTCGAACTATGTCGACATCGGCGATGTGGACGTATACACGAAGATGTTGAAAGACTTGGGGTTGAAGCCTACTGCTTCGTATGTCGAGAAAGTAGGGCTCAGCTCCGAAGATGTGATTATCGATGAAGTCGTTGAGAACACTGGCGAGGGAGGCGAAGGAGCTGAACCGGTACCTCAGAACAGGAATGCCAAAAGAGGTATCGCAGGCATGGCTGTGGACTTCGCAAAACGCATTCTTAACCGGCACAAATCCGGCGACGGGCCAACGATGGCCTGATCGAATGGGTTTGATCCGAGACAACCGCGGGCAGTACTTCGGGAACGTCGAATCGAGGTTGTCATACGGAAAGCTGCATCGGACGGGCCGGTTGTTGAGAGGTTTGCGGGTCCGGCGAGACGTGTTCGGGAACGTGGTGCGGGTTATGCTCTACAACCGAGTGAGCTACGCCGCGGAGCATGAGTTGGGCATGCAGACCGGTAAATCGACGGTGTTGAAGCGGCCGATGATACATAATGCGAGCAGCGTCAAGCTCGGAGGGCGGGTAGCTCCGCGGCCCTTTATGACGCCGAGCCCGAAGATATTGCAGGCGCCGTATCGGTTGACGACGGCGAAGATTAAAGAATTTGGATGGAGCATGTAGGCTATGGTAGGGTATCTGAGTGAAGCGATAGCAGAGGCGATTCGTACATGGCCGGCGTTGAAGGACATGAACGTCGTTCCTATTCGGGCCACCGGTGGTACGACGGTTCTTGAAAACACGCCGCTGCCGGCTGTCGCAGTACATGTCTCAGGACACGACGGCCGTGGGAACACGTTTTTCGGAGGCGGCATCCGGTTGTATTTCGACGTGGAGCTGTACTACATGCTGCCGATTACGAACTACACGTTTTCGAGAGACGGCGGCCACCAAGCTCAGATGCTCGATCTGTCCGAAGAGGTGATACGCTGCATGGAGCAAAGCAGTGTTTTCGACAATATCCGGCATGAACATGACCTTGTGCTGCAATTCGACCGGATGGACACGGAAACCACCTATGGTACGCAGGGCTCGACGTCGGTAGTCGTCGACCTCCACAAGATAGTTTACAACGGCTCAGTTGCTTTCGATCCGAAGGACACCCGATTCAGCTGGGCTACGGTGAACGATGTAAGTGTAATGCCAGATTATAAGAGAAAATGAGAATTTCGAAGAGAAAACAGATGTTGACGACTGGGATCGTCGACTTGAACAACAACCAGATCGATGTAGATGCTATCGACTGGTCGATGTTCGACCGTAACCCCGTCCTTCGATACGACCGTAAAAACGAAGGCCACAAGGGTGTCGTCATCGGAAAAGTGATCGAGCGCGAGCGGGTCGGCAACGGGTTCGCTGGACGGCTGGTGTTCATGGAGCGTTTCGAAGACGCGGACATCGCTTTCGAAAAGTACGATCAAGGCGTCCTGACCTATGTTTCGATCGGTGGGTACGGTCTCGGTCAGGAGAACGAGGACGGCGTATTCGTCTGCGAGAAGTATGTGCCGCGTGAAGTGTCGCTTGTCGCCTTCCCTGCGAACATGGAGTGCCATCCGATTAACGAGAGCGAGGTGACGGCTTCGGAGAAGCGGGTCATCGATCAGCTCAAAGTAACCGGATCGGAGGTTCGCTACCTCTCGATGTCTACTGGTATGCCCTACGACACGTATATGGGGCAGATCGAGGCAGCAGCCGAGGGTGGAGGCGAACCCGTCGAGGCAGCAGCCGAGGGCGAAGGCGAACCCGTCGAGGCAGCAGCCGAGGGTGAAGGCGAGAACATCGGGGCATCTCAGGGGCGCCGCGCAATGCCGGCAGGTATGGCGTGGCATGAACACAATATCAAACCACAATCAACAATTTCAACGATGAACAAAACGTACAAAGAACTGATCTGTGACCGTGAGTTCCAGAATCGGTTGGAGGCGGTGAATGCGGCGTTCCGTAGTGGGAGCACCGTTATGGACAACACGCCGGAGAACGCCGAGACGATGCAGATTCTTGCTTCGTCCATGCTTGCTGACGAGCGTATGGTCGTTCTGGCCAGCGCTTGCAACTTCACGAACGGAGTGACGCATGAGCGCAAAAACGGTCTGTGTATGCTCGTAGAGTGCGCGGCCGGTGGTGCGGCTGCGGCTACGCTGACCGCGGCCGATCTGGGCGTCATCAAATGGATGTCGCTGTTCTTGGAGAAGCTGCTCCCGAACAACACGTTCATGCGTTCGATCCGCTTCGTGCCCATGTCGGATCGTGAAGGCGCGATCTACATCGAGAGCGGAATCAATCCGGCGACGTACACTGGTGCGGTAACTCCGGTTAACGCGCCGAAGTACTTCTACGACGACGTGAAGCGGACGATCGCGCGTCAAGTGTTCTCGATCCAGCCGATCACGTTCCAGAACGCCGACATGGCTATTTTGGCCTACGACAAGCAGTCGTGGGGTTGGACGACTGCGATGGATTCGCTGATGTCGGATGTTTGCACCTACATTTTGCAGGTGATTGCCAACACAGCCGGCATTTCGAAAATCCCCACCACCGGATCGTCGTTCTCGTCGAGCGGCCTCTTTCCGATCGAGGCTCCGAACTCGGCAGTCACGATCAAAGGTGTGGTCGCCGACGACATCATCATGACGGAGGGCGCCTTCCTGTTGCAGAACTACGCGCTGAACAACCGCAAGGTCGAAATTGTCCTTCCGGCTAACCTCTACACGAAGCTGGCCACCGATGCGACGTTCAAGACCTTGCTGACGCCTCACCTCTCTGGTTCGGTCGGCAGCGGCTTCGAGTATTCGGGCTCGCGCATCACGGCTCGTAACCCCGTGGCTCGCTACAACCTCACCTCGTCGGCCGCAGAGCTCGATCCGGCGATGTACGCCGACGGCACGGTGGCCAACGACGGCAAGATTACCGACGTATCGCCCGCATCGACCACTGCGAAGCATGTCGGAGCTGGTGTGGCCTTCGTCGAGGGCGAGGTCATTGCCGGTGTTGGTACGATCGATGTTATCGTAATGCCCGATCCGCAGAACTACGGATACACGATGTCTGGCTGGATGTCGACCGGTGCGACGGTAGCTCGTTCGAGCGGTGTAGGCGCTGCGCTCATCGTTCCTACCGAGGAAGCAGGCGCGTAGTGTAACTTTATGACCGTGGAGGTGGGGAGGGAAGACACCTTCACGGTCATAATAAACAAAACAAGATGAAGACGAAGTTTAATAAACAACAGATTCAGCAGATCGCAATACAGCTTTCCGTCTACAAGAAGCTGTACGTGACGACCGAGGGTATGATGTTCCGTACCCGCGATTCGGTCGAAGCAGCGATCCGTGTCAAGAACATGATTATCGACGATGCGTCGAAGTTCGTGGGGTATATCGAAATGACGGCCGACATGGTTTCGATCGACCGTCTGCGGGCATACGGCCGCGACACCGCAGAGTTCGATCGTCTGTTCGAAGTTGCGATCGTACCGCGCCAGAAGGTTCTCGAAGAGACGACGGTGCGGAAGGTTGCGAAGGCCCCCGCTGTCGACGAACAGACAGTGGACAACATCGCCGAAGCACTCGGTGCGTCGGAGGATGAACCTAAGAAGTCGAACAGAAAGAAAAAGTAATGCCTTATGGCAAGAACAGGAATTAATATCAACATCTCCAATACGGTATTGGCCCCTCCTGCATCGGTCAATTCCAACTCGATGCTGATCGTCGTCGGTGCGAAGACAACATCTGCTGGCTCCGGTACGGTCGCTTTCGAGCTGGGCATGCCGTATAAGCTGACCTCGGCCAACGATTTGGCCAGCTACGGGATCACGGAGGCGAACAACAAGGACTTGTACGAGCAGGTCAACGACTTCTACCAGCCGAAGGCCTACGTGAACAACTCCGGTACGATACTGTGGATTGTCGGTCTGGCGGACTACACCAGCAAGATCGAAGATAAGCTGCCCTTGTGGGTGAAGTACACCACGGTGGGCGGCAACGAGTATCGGCCGCGTCAGATTCTCATCTCGAACGACCCGACGAAGATGACGTCGGCGCCGAACGTGACCGAACTCCAAGCCGCGGTTATGGAAATGTACGCGCAAGCGTTCTCCACGTGCATCATCACGGACGTCGGCGTTATCACCGGCGATATCTCCGAGTTGGAGGATTTGTCCACGAAAGCGTCAGGTATGGTGGGCGTCGTGACGTTCACCAAGCGTCAGGGCAGTCGTGCGGCCGTCGGGGCTGTCGGCGGTTGGGTCTCGACGCTTTCGGTAGGTACGTCGATGGGCGACGGGTCGTTGTCGGCATTCGGCACCGATCTGTACTTCGTAGACGGAACGGTAAGTGGCTCGACGGTTACTTGGGCCAACTCTCCTTGCGCTTCGGCGTCCCAGGCGACGATCGACGCTCTGTCGGACAAGCAGTATATCTTCCCGATCTCGCGGCCGCCCGAGAACGGTTTGTGGATCAACGACGGCTCTACGGCCGAAGATTCCAGCACGGCTTTGTGTACGATCGAAGCTGCGCGTACTATCGCGTCCGTCGTCGATGATCTGCGTGCATTCTTTAACAAGTACCTCAATACGAAAATCCCGACTTCGAAGTCTGGGGACATCCAGTCGACGTTCAAGCAGGTCATGCTCGATGCAGCGCGTGCATCGGTCATCCAGCCGTACATCGACAGCGGGGACATCTCCGACGCGACGATCCAGATCGTCGCAAAGAACAACGACATGCAGGGTACTCGTACTTTGGAGGTTACGTTGGGAATCCAGCAGGCGATCACTCTCCGCTGGGTAGAAGGTTTCGTTTTCTATGTAAAAAGCGTAGAGTAGTATGGCACAGAAAGTTATTGCGGCAAGAGACTTTGAGCTCTACCTCACGTTCAACGCAATCGGTACGCCGATTAAGATCGGCACCGGTGCGAATTTCAGCTCTGTAATTTCCGGTCAGACCGACGACATCGGCGCGTTCTCTACGGACGAGCCGATCGGGACGGACAACGGAGGAAACACCTACGATATTTCGTTCTCTATTCAGACGGCCGAGTGGATCACGATCATGGATGCGGTCAGAGCGGCTACCGCGGCTACGGACCATCCGATCGTGCATATTCGGGACATCGTGGAGAGCTTGACGATCACGGCGGTCTGGAACAAACGCAACGATGTTCCGGCCACGTCGACGACCAAGACCTTCACCAGTTGTACCGGTGTTGAAGAGAGTGATGATGTTGAACGGCGTGGTACGGAGACTCTGCAATCGCTTCGTTTCCGCGCCCGAGGAATGGCGGTTGCCACGACGCTGTTGTAGAGTGCGAGTATCTGGTTCATGGGGTTTGATCGCCCCATGAACCGCTAACCAAAAACAAAACAGGTATGGGAAAAGAGTTGGTATTGCGTAAAGTTACGCTTAAAAATGTTCTCACACCCACGGGTGAGCGGGACATCGAGGTTCAAGTAGTGCCGTTCGACCGGCGCAAAGACGAGCATACGGATTTTGCGTATGCCTACATCGACATGCTGGGGCGCATGCCTTCCGAGTTTCGGAACATGTCGGATGCGTCGAAAGCCTATGTTCGTCAGTTCATGGTGCATAAAGCTGAGGACGAGAAAAATCCGGAATCGGACTTCGCGTGTGTTCTGTCGGACACCCGAGCAGCTCGAACGCTTCTGAACACTGACGAGACCCAGCAGGAGTTCCACGCTTTTTTCGAGAACGCCTAACATATCCGATACGTGATATTTTAGGCGTAGAGGAATCGAAGCAGGAAGACGCTAAACGTATCGTTCAGAATCATCTGATTCTCAAAAGAGCGCAGCAGGAGGACCCTTTGTTCCTTCGACGGGTTTTCGTAGCGCACTACTGCAACATTCCGTTCCACTTGCTGATGGATCATACGCTGTACCCTCGGACGTTGATCGAAGAGCTCTTCGCAGCATCGATGTACTGGTGCAGAAACTGCGAGTTAGCTCCTTACCAACAGGACAACTTTGACGACAAGTTAATCGACGATCTGGAAAATGGCAGGTTACAATATTGTTTTGAATCTGGGCGGTAACGCCGTATCGAACTCTGAGCGTCTGGCGACCAATCTGGCCGCTGCGGCAGCCAACGCGACTACGTTGGCCTCGGCGCTTCGCTCTGTCGGTGCGGCGTATCGCAGCATCCCGAATCGTCGGTTCACAGTTCCTTCGGCACCGCGGCAGAGCCGGCCCTATGCTCGGCCACTGCGGACGGCGTCCCGTCCCGCGACGGCGCATCCGTATGCTCAGGGAGCGCCTTACACGCGCCACCGGTCGACACGCATAGCGTCATGGGGGTATGGGTTCAGCCTCGGAGGCTTCAACGCCCGCTTGTCATCGGTGTTGCAGCCTGATGAAAACGGCATGTTGTTTGGTATGGACGCCGGCCGCCTGATGCGGGGTGTCAATGTCGCGGGGATCGCTGGAAACATCATGACATCGATCGGGCGGGCGTTGTTCAAAGCCACTAAGATGGCAACGTTCTCCGGCCCGATGATCGCCGGAGGGGTTATGACTGCGGCGCTCCGTGTCTTGCAGTCCGACTGGTTCGCCGAGGGCGCGAAGCTGATCTCACGTCGGCACCAGACCAGGGAAGGTATGGGGCCTCAGTACGAACAGACGCTTCGGAACGCAGACATCATATCGGCGGCCTATGGCTTAGACCGATCCACGACGCTGAGTAGTATCAACGTTCTGGCAGGCTTAGGCGTCGGAGCGAATAACCGCAAGATCACACTGGGCGAGGCCACGGGCCTCACGAAGGTCGGTGGCCTGATCGCTCAGCATGCCGGTGTTTCGTTCGAGCGAGTCATGACCAATATTCAGCAGCTGCTGGTCACGACGGCGCCCAACATGCGAGACATCCGAGAGCTGTTGAACCAGGCTCCGATCTTAGGTAAGTACGCCTTGAAGGAAATGGAAGAGCAGGGGCTCAAAGGCGTCGACGTTCGTACCTACCTCAAAGATCAGGGTGCGCTGCTCTCTGTGTTGAAGCGCTACGAGTTGTCGAATGCGTCGAACGCTGGTATGCGGGCCCGAGGCATGATTAACATGGCCAGTCAGGACGCTGCGGCGTTGATCGCGTCGAATAATCCATTTTGGTCCTATATCGGCAACGCCGGTTCCGGTATGATAAAGGCCTTAGCGACCTCTGCGAACAAGTTCATGTCGATGCTCGTCGATAACCGGAGCTTCCTCAACATGGTCAAGTCGTTGGAAATGACGATCGACAAGATGGGCGACAAAGGCACCACGCTGGTCGATAAGCTCATAACGCTGGTCGATCGGATCGCTGCCTATTTTAAGATCGAGCTTGTCGATAATAAGGCCGTGAAAGAAGCGGTCGATAGGGAGCAGGCGGTTCGTATGGCTATGGGCAGTTCTCAGATTCGTGAGCGGTTATATCAGGGCTGGCTCAAAAACGGGAACTATACCAGCAAAACCGAGGCCGGTCGGCGGGAAGAGTTCGGTATGCTCTACGAGCAGCTCACCGAGCAGGCTGTGCATAATCCGAGGATACTGGCTCTCGTAAAGGCCAGCAACGATCTGCAAAGCATAGAAAGTCTTCCGTGGGGTGCGCGTGTTGCAAGCAAGACGCTGTCGGCTTTGCAGCCGTTTGCTCCCGTTGCGGGAACTGCATCCAATCTGTTCTTGTCGGATTTGTCGGCAAAGAATAAGGCCAAAATCTATCGTGCTCAGCATGAAGCACTCAATGTTCGGGACAGCACATTCCGGTATTTGCCGTATGCAGACACGCTGCCAAGCGACATGACAGCTCCGTTGTCGGCGTCGAGTATGCTCACGGTCGGGATAAATGAAATCGTGAAGGAGCTGCTTTCGAGCATGGCGCAGCTTATGTCTGTCGAAGGTTTCGATCCGAGCAAGTTCAATCTTGGCTCAGCCACCGGAGGTAAGGACCTGACCGGTTTTAACCGAGACCGGCGGGCGCTGGAAATTCACTTCCACGACAAGCTGGTCGAATGGAATAGCACGATCAAGACCGACGACCCGCAGCAGGTCGTAAACGAGGTAGCCGATACGATGGACCAGTTGGTCGCAGCGGCTATCCAGCAAGCACTCTTAGGTTCCACTGATAAAATGGCGACACGGTTCTAATGGCAATCGATCTTAACATAGGCGCGCAAGGCATCGCAGCCGATACGCTGCGGCGGGCAGAGAGCGTCGTAGGCGAGCCCGTTACACTGGCTTTGTCTAAGGCATGGATCGGCATCTCGACGGTCGCGCCGGCGCGGACCAATGACGACGCGCTGTTCTCGCTGCCCTCATGGGTGAAGACCGAGGACGATGCGGTCAAGGCGCGGACCGTCTCTGTCGAGACCGAGAAGATCGACCGGTACGACAGCACGAAGTTGTATTCGCTGCAAATCGGCGATTACTTCATGCCGGTGTCGCAAACCTTCGATCTGAGTGCGTCGAAAAAGCTGAACTTCTCGGATTTGGTCGACGGTCCGACGATCATTCAGCAGACCAGGAAGCAGTCCAAGACGATCAACTGTACACTGCGCCTGACGCTCCGTGACAACCAGCCGAACCTGAGCATCGTTCAGGCAGAGCGTGCCCAGGAGGCGGAGAACGCGATGTTCATGCTGGCGCAGTTCCTCCAAGAGTTCTACGAGCAGGACACCGTGCTGGCTATTTCGAATCAGACGATCAACGAGGTCTTCGGGGTGAGCCACGTGATGATAACCGACTACAAGTTCACGCCCCGAACAGGTATGGGTACCTTCATGTTCGAGTTCAAGCTAACCGAGGTGCTCTACGGTGAGAATGTGGTAACGTTTAATTTAACGACGCTCGACGCAGACCTGCCGAGTGAGGGATAGGATGGACACGAACCTGATGATATGTCAGAACGAGGTATTCATCGAGGGTGAATCCGTCGGGCAGTTCGAGAGTTTCGAGCTGCAAAGCGATGCGTTCACGTTCGGCGATTCGGCTGTGCTGACGATCCCGCTGTACGCTATCGGGGTTGGTCAGAGCGGGCCGGCCAAGAGCCGTATTCGCTCCGTGTTCAAAAATACGCGGATTCGTCCGACGGCTAAGGTCGAGGTGTATGTCTGGTACAAAGGACAACCCCGCCTTCGGGTCTTTTTGGGATGGATCGAGCATGTCGGCGAGGGCTTCCCGACGAAGCTGTACCTTCGGGACAATACGTTCATCCTTCGCTTCGGCTCCATTACGAAGGCATGGGACGGCTCGGCGACGGTGCAGTCGATCATCAAGGACTGCATCCCGATCGCGCAAGAGGCGTTCAAGCAGGAGCGCCAGAAGCAGGGCTTCACGGGGGAGGTGCCTCAGCTGACCTACTCGACGAACAAAACGAACGTGCAGGCCATCACCACGTCGCTGTCGTTCCGCAACTGGGGCGGCCGCAGCCCTTACGACACATTGCAAAAGCTCATGCAGCTGCTCGTGCTTTACGGAGGTGTGTCGGACGAGTACAATGTCTACATCGGTACGGGGCGACGGGACAACACGCGGCCGATCGAATCGTTCTCGACGAAGTACAACGTGTTCAGCCGAGACATCGTGCCGGTCGACGGCCGGTTCGTGAACTACGACGTGAAAGTCACCGGCATATTGTCTAACGGGAAGCAGTACACGGCCACGGGCGGCTACCGGACCTCTGCGAGCAAGTCGTCGAAGAGCGAGTTCGACAAAACCTATGGTGAGCCGGTACGGACCTTCTGCCCGCTGCAAACCGTCGACGGGATACAAAAGTTTGCAGACCAGATGTTGGAGAAGCTCAGGGGCTTTCGTAACCGTGGTACGATCGTGGCGCCGCTGTATCCGAAAGTCCAAGTGCTCGATCAGATACATTATACGGATACGATCTTCCCTGAGCTTGGCCAAGAGCGGCTGTACTACATCATGCGCTACCGCCTGGCGTGTGGTGTGAACGGGTACTTCCAGCACCTGACCGTAACGGATCAACAGTACTTGATATGATCGACCTTACCCACATACGGAGCATCGGCGAAGAGTACGGTGAGCAGGTCGGGGGCATCCTCTCGTCGCTGCGGATCAAATGCGCGACGGTGGTCTCGGTCGACGAAGAGAACGCCTATGTTCAGATATTTGCCGACACGACGCCGCTGCCGGTGCCGCTGAGCTTCCTGAACTCCGAGGATGCGGACCGGCGGATCGTGCCCACCGTGGGGTCGATGCTGGCCTTAGGTATGTTGAACGGCGACGACAACCGACCGATCATCCTCGCGTGCGAGCAGATCGACCGGTTCGAGTTCCGCCGCAACAAGATAGCGATCCATGCGTCGGTCGACCCTGACGACGAGACCAAAGATGAGGTGACGGTCACGGTCGGTAATTCGTCTTTGCGCATCGCTCAGGACGTGATCGAGTTCAACGGTGCGCAGAACAAAGGTCTCGTGCTGTACGAGCCGCTCCGCGAGAGCTTGTTGAAGATCAACCAGTTCTTAGAAGCGATGAACTCGGTGATCTCCGGATCGCCGATCGCGGAGGCGGGGAACGGCAGTCCGTCGGCGTTCCAGACGGCGCTGCGGTCAGCTCTCTCGGGGCGGTCGCTGGACCAATACGACAACATAGCAAACGAAAAGATACTGCAATGACGGGTTTGAAATACGACTTCGACATAGGGGATTTGGTTGTCTCTTCGACGGGTTCGTTCGCTGCGGCCGTCACGGACAACCAGAACGTCGCCTTGATCGCGGTATCGCAGATATGCCGCCTGACCGTGCCGTCGCTCGGTGCCGCGATCGGCCGCCGCCTGATGAACCGCTCCGTGAAGAGCGTGCAGCCGGTGCTGACCTCGGCGTCGAAGATGGCGCAGAAGGACGGTGCGAAAAACGCGAAGGTGACGATAGTCGACCAACACTTAGAATTCTCCGGTGAGTATGAAGATTGAACCCAATACTACGATCGTAGACGTCTCGTTGAACCTATCCGGCTCGATTACGGGCATACCTGCTGCATTGGATCAACTCCCCGTAGGCGACCGGATAGGCTTCGACGACTTGCCCGACCTCGGCGAGGACGTCGAAGACATCGGGCAGACGTGGACGCCCGATCTGGTGGGCCGGCAGCTCGACATCGAGTTACCGCTGTACGACACGCTGGGTCAGGAGAAGCAGCCGTACAGCACAGACCTTGTGAAGATGAAGTCTGTCGTCACCGACGGTGAAGGGTGGGTGCAGCCGATAACCGAGGGCCGTCCGTTCCCGTCGCTCAAAGCAGGCGAGATGGTCGACTTGCCGCATCTGTCGCTCTTAGGCAGAGGCGACAACATGCGTTTTGCCGGAGAGGTCGGCAGAGTATACGGGATCGGCTTCTCGCAAAACAAAAACGACACTTTCGTCAACGCTCAACTGTCTTTCGTCTACGTCGTCTCGTCGGAGGACGGTGACGGCACGCTCCTGATGAACATAGTGGGCGATGTCATACCCGTTTTCTCACATGTCACAGAGAACGGGGTGACGCGGCTCGTCAAGTGGCTCGAAGCAATGTATCTGATGTTTCAGAGTATGTATGTCATCTTCGACACCACGGGGGCTGTCGAGCCGCCGGCGCCTGCCGAGGCGGGGAAGTGGAGCTTCGACAACCTGCTCATCGACAACTTAGAGACGAACGTTCTGGACGAAAACTGGCAAAGCGCGCCTATCGACTTCGACGCGCCGTCGTGGGATAATTTGTACGAGTTCCTGATCCTGTCGACACGGCTCAGCTTCGATCTGAAAGGCACGTTCAACGAGCGTCATATAATCCAGCCGACACTAGGTATAAAGGGTACGTTCGACGCTTACTTCATCAACTTCGTCGCTGAGGGTTCGGAGTTCAACTATTCGCAGAGCGCCAATACCATTTATACAAGTCCTATCAATGAGTCTTATCCACAGGATATGATATTAAACAACTGGCAGACCTCAGCGCAGCGGGTTGTCGGAAAGTGGATCAGCCACAAAGGGCTTACCTCATGGGAGGGCGACATCACTAGTTCGGCATGGTCGGCGATCAGTAGCATGGCGCCTGATCCTGCGAACGCCTATCTGAGGGTCATTTGCCGCTACAAGTTCAATCTGAACAAGTACCAGGAATCCGCCGAAGCAACGACCGTAGACGGCTACATCCCCAACTCAGTGTACATGTACAACCCCAGTAAAGCGCCCACGCCTGCGGAGGCCACTGTCAAAAACCGTATGCGTTTCCGGCCCGTTTACGACGAAACCAAATAAGCTATGCGTTACTTCACACTCAAAGAGCTTACACACTCCGATACGGCTCTCCGACTGGGCCTCGACAACACACCTGGCGTGACCGCGTCCGACAACCTGATCTACCTCGTGGAGAAGTTGCTGGACCCGATCCGAGAGAGGTACGGGGCCCCGATCATCGTCACCTCGGGCTACCGAAGCCCCGCGGTGAACGAGGCCGTGGGCGGCGTGGCTACGTCGCAGCATCTGCGCGGCGAGGCGGCCGACATCAGCGCCGGCGCCGTCACGCTGAACAAGCAGCTCTTCGAACTGATCCGCACCTCGGGTTTGGAGTTCGACCAGCTGATCGACGAGAAAAATTACCAATGGGTTCACGTATCGCTTACCTCCCGTGGTACGAACCGTAACCAAGTATTACACTTATGAGCGCAGTCGACACTATCCAAAAGGCATTGAAGCTTCTGATCCCGTCGCTCGACTATACGAACGCATCGATCGAGAAAAAGATCATCGACGTGGTAGGCAGCTATGCCGACACTGAGGCTATCGAGCGGCAAAATACGCTCGCTACGATCCAGACGGCCTTAGCGCAGCAGAAGGTCACGGGCATCGAGTACTACCGCCGCCGCGCTGTCGCGTACCAAGAGGGCGATAAGCTCCTGATCGATCCGGTAAGTCAGGCGGGCTACTACGCCACGGTAGACGAGGAGGCGCAGATTATTAAGCAGGCCTACATCGTCGGGTCGTACCCGCAGTACACGCTGCTCGTGAACGTCATCGGCGACGACGGTCACTTAGCGGCGCTAAGTGAATCGCAGCTTGCGTCTTTCAAGACGTACTTCATGGCGTACCAGCCCATCGGTCTCGACCTCAGCATCCTATCGCTGCCGGTAACTCAGATCACGGACCCAAATATCGTGATCTACGTCAGCAAAGGTACGGACGCCGCGGAGGCCGTCGCTACGATCCAACAGAACCTCACGGCTCACGAACAAGTGCTTCGTAAGAACAACGTCGTATCGCTGACTGAAATCGAGGACGTCATACAACAGTTCTCGCAGGTGCAGGCGATAGGGTTCTCGAACATCGTAGCGACCGAAACAGACCTGTCGGGCAAGCAGGTTACGGTGGAGCCTGTGAACGGGATATTCAATCTTACGAACGGAGCTTTCACCTTCGCTACGCAGCTCACGACGTCGAACATTAAAGTGCTGGGGTGATGTTCCGCTATATAGACATGCCGAAGCTGGTCGCGTACTACCTGCGCGAGTTCTCGTACCGGAGGGACGGCACGACGTCTACTCTGTACCAGTTCGTGTTCAGCTTATGCCTGCCATTCGTGTCCAAGCAATTCCGCTCGGCGCGTCTGGCGGCATTGGCCATTGCCGAGTGTACGAACAGCGCAGACCAGATCAAGCGGCTGTTCAACAAGCTGATGGGTGGCGACGCGAAGCTCACGATCCTGTCGCATAACAACGACTTCCAGCTCTCGTGGGACGGCACGGGGGCGGAGCCACTGTTCCCGTTCAGTTACGATATGAAGTATTGGCCGAGCCTGGCGTCGCTAGGGTTGTCCTCTGGCAATCAATTCGCCGATAATTACTCTGACAGAACCGTTGCAACACATAACATCCCTGCTGCAAATGGGCTCTCTGCGTCGTATGAGAAATTCGTCTTTCCAGAAAACGCAACCGCTACTTTAAGCCTGTACTCGATTTGGATCAACAATGTCAATAACAACGCGAATCATAAGCTACTGCCCAAGTCGGATTACTACTGCACCTTCGAATACACATCTCCCGCAGACTTGACATGGAGTGGTACGACATTGCCGGCAACGTCGACGCCGAAACGAATGACTGTTCTCTGCAAAAACTCTGCTTCGCTGACTGGCCCAAACGTACCTAACGGTGAGTTCTGCTTTTGCACGCTCGGTTTCCAAGTTGCGTACACCGACGATCCGCAAGTACCTTACTCACCGTCGCCTAACTTGGCCGACTTGACGGTAACGATCCCGAGCATCTACGACGACGCGAAGTTCGAGAGCGTGAAGCAGACGGCCGCGGCCTATTTGCAGCTTCTGATACCGTTCTACATCCAAACCAATATCAACTACAAAAAAGCATAGCAGTATGGCAAATTTCCTTACACTCAACTCGGCGAACCCCGCGCTGAAACGCCCGCTGCGGGTATCCGATTTGCAGAACATCTACGACGCGATCAAAGCCGTCGTCCCGCAGTCCAGCCTCACACCTAAAATTCTCTGGGGTATGAGCCTCGATGACGACGGCTTCATCCAAGCCGGTGCCGTGTCCTTCAAAGGTGAGGTGTACACATGGGACCCCGTAGCGCAGAACGATCAGCTTCAAATCGGGGATGCGATCTACGCTGCGAAAATTGCCTCGGGCGACGTCCGAACGATGGAGGGAGGTACGCAGCAGGAGTTTTCCTACAAAAACATCCTTACCTCAAAAGCTTCCGGAGAACAGCTCTCCGGAAACGTGTCGCTCGAAGACATCACGGAGTGGCAGATGCCGTACATTCCGGCTTTGGGGATCACTAATGATATGATCGCGCCCAACACCATTACGAACAGTGAAATCGCGCATGGCACGATCTCTCAGATCACCTTATCGAAGGAACTCGCACCTTGTAAGCTGCTCCAGTCCCGCCGGTACATCATTGCTGCGGAAATAACGAATATAAGCCTCGATGCTATTTGCATATGGCAGAACACCGGATATTGGAGGTCTTCGATGCTTATGGTCGCAACGGTGCTCGACCAAGCACCTACGATCAACATCGTCGGTGCTTTCGAAGGCAACATAGCTCCGAATGAAGTTAAAGTCATAATTCACTCGGTAGGGCTTCCCACGACGGGCGCAACGATCGGCTTCGTCAGCTACCGGCCTCAAAGAACCACCGATTCTAACCAGACACGCAAAGTCACGAAGACAGTGACGTTCACTAAGCCTAACAACGAGTCAGTTGTAGCAACTTTCTCCAAGACCGACCCACCGATCACTCCGTCGAGTCCGTCGGTAGCATTGTACACACTCACCTCTCTCGTCACCTTTTTAGCTGAATAGTATGAAACCGTTTTTCATTTACAGTCGCTACCTCCCGTTCGGGAAGTTCGACTACCTGACCTTCCTCGTCTGGGTCATCATCAAGAAGCAGTACAATCCGGCGACCGGCGTCTGGGAGCGCCCCGTCATGTCCGATTGGGCTGTGAGGCATGAGACGTGGCATGTATGGCAGCAGTGCTGCCTGTTCGTGTTAGGTGTGGTTTGCGCGATAGCCTCCGCCGCGACGTTCGCATTGGCCGGTGTCTCGATCCCGTGGTGGGTATGGGTGACACCTGTCGTAGTGCCGTATGCCGTTTATGCCGTCTGCTGGTTCGTGGAGCTCCTGCTCCCGCCCTACGATAGCGCATACCGTGACGTCTGCTTCGAGAGCGAGGCGCAGTACCATGAGTACGACGAGAACCCGCAATACTGTCCGTTCTCGTTCCTGCGGTTCATACCGAATAAGGATTGGAGGGCGCTGGGCCGAGAACGGTTCAAGAAGCAGTGAATACGAGGGGCTTTCAAAGCCCCTCGTATTCATTTATCGTTTCGAAAATCCCCAATTCCTGAGCTCGGCGTCGATTCTCGATTTCGATATATTTGGGATTTAACTCGAAGCCGATAGCATTTCGGCCGAGTTTATTGGCCACGATGCGCGTGGTGCCGGAGCCGTTGAACGGGTCGAGCACGAGGCCGCCGACGGGACACCCCGCAAGGATACACGGCACGATCAAATTCTCTGGGAACGTGGCGAAATGGGCCTCTTTGAACGGCTGCGGGGAAACTGTCCACACGCTTCGCTTGTTGCGCGTCGTTGAAGCCTCCGGCGCTATCTCATAGTATTCAATCGCTTCCGCACGACCCGAACGATGGAATGATCCGTGCCCGCCTTTCCCCGTGTCCCATCCTGCCGGCTTGCGTTGCCGGATCTTTCCGACGTTCGGGTGGTTAATCAGGTTCTTGTCGTCCTCGAATTTCGAGCCGTTCCACCCTGTCGCTGGTTCTTTGATTGCCTCGGCGTCGAAGTAATAGCGGGGCGACTTGCTGAACAAGAAAATATACTCGTGTGACTTGGTGCAGCGATCCGTCACGCTTTCGGGCATCGGGTTCGGCTTGTGCCAGATGATATCCTGTCGCAAATACCAGCCATCAGCGCGGAGAGCGAACGCCAGCATCCACGGGATCCCGATCAGGTCTTTGGGTTTGACCTCTCCGCCCTTGAACGCTTTATGGGCATCGCCCGTCCAACTCCCCGCATTGCTGCGCTGCTTCTGACTGGAACGTTTCGTGTCGCCAGCACCTCGGCCGCTACCGGCATAGCTGTCACCCATGTTCACCCACAACGTCCCCTGCGGCTTGAGTGCACGGCGCAGCTG